AACTTCAGTCATCTGATGGTGGAGATAACAACACTGAACTTTCAGGTAAAGTAGGTGGAAGTGTTGCAGCTTCTGAAAGTGTATCTATTTATGCAGAGCTAGCCTTTGCTACAACTGATACTGATGACAATAACTATGGCACCAAAGCCGGTGTTAAGTGGGCCTTCTAGGGTTGATTGAGAAATCAATCCACTAGATCTTCAACCTAAATAAATAACTATGGCACAACAAAGTAAAAAGAAAACAGCTGAACCAGTACCCGTGGTTCCGCAACCTACTCCTAAAGAGAAGGAAAACGACGAACGTTACAACCATAACAAAGGGTAATAGGAGGGGGAGCACCTCGGAGTAGGACTCCCTTTTCATTGGCATTAGCCCGTACGCGGATACCTTTTGCCGTCTAGACGGTGGGATAGACCACAAACAAATTGATCAAAACATTACGCGTAAGCAAGTAAACAATACAACTATTAAGTAACAATGGCCCATCAAGAAGGCAGCGCCTCTGCTAACGGCCCCATTTGGGGTGGTGCGGATAATGGCGTAAATACCACTACAGCTAATAAGAGGGCTTTGTACCTCAAGCTGTTCTCAGGAGAGATGTTCAAAGGCTTCCAACATAATACTATCGCTCGGGATCTAATCCAGAAGCGTACGTTGAAGAATGGTAAGTCCTTACAGTTCATCTATACAGGCCGTACAACGGCTGAATTCCATACTGCTGGAAAAAGCATTCTCGGTAATGACGAGAAGGCACCCCCAATCTCAGAGAAGACAATTACTGTTGATGATCTTTTGATCTCCAGTGCATTTGTCTATGAGTTGGATGAGACCCTTGCTCACTATGATCTACGTGGAGAAATCTCCCGTAAGATTGGTTATGCATTGGCCGAGAAATATGACCGCTTGATCTTCCGTGCTATCACACGTGGTGCTAGGAAAGCTAGCCCAGTTAGTATGACTAACTTTGAAGAGCCAGGTGGAACACAGATTCGTGTAGGTGATTCTGCTAATGAATCTGACGCTTATGACGCTTCTGATCTAGTTGCTGCATTCTATGATGCTGCAGCTGCTTTGGATGAGAAAGGTGTAAGTGGAGACGGACGTGTAGGTGTACTTAACCCACGTCAATACTACAGCTTGATTCAACAAGTTGGAGATAACGGACTCGTTAACCGTGATGTACAAGGTTCCTCACGTCAAAGTGGAAATGGAATCATTGAAATTGCTGGTATCAAAATCTACAAGTCAATGAATATCCCATTCCTTGGTAAGTACGGTGTTGATTACGGCGGAACTACGGGTGAAACCTCACCTTCTAATCTAGGTGATTTTGTAGGTCCTGCTTTGGATGATGCATCCGATGCAACGACTGGAATCAACAATGATTATGGTACTGCTGCTGAAGTAGGTTCACTATCGTGTGGACTCATCTTCCAGAAAGAAGCAGCTGGTTGTGTAGAAGCAATTGGTCCTCAAGTACAAGTTACCTCAGGTGACATCTCAGTGGTTTACCAAGGTGATGTAATCCTAGGTCGTTTGGCTATGGGTGCTGATTATCTAAATCCTGCTGCAGCTGTTGAGCTGTATGTTGGAGATACTGCTCCATCTGCATACTGATTCATTTTATACATGGGGAGATCTTCGGGTCTCCCTTTTTTTTATTCACATATATTAACTATGCCTATTCCTACCACTAACGCTACACAAGAACTACCCGCAGTCAATGAAATATTAGCGTCAGTTGGTCAGGCGCCTGTAACTACCCTCGATCAAACCAACCCGGACGTTGCGATTGCATACGATACTTTAATTAGAGTATCCCGAGAAGTACAGGCAGAAGGCTGGTGCTTTAACACTGAATATGATTATGAAGCTACTACTGATATCAACAAAGAGTATATTATTCCAAACAATATGTTACAAGTGGACTTAGCTTCACAAACTAACAGTGCTAGTAGAGTAGCCAATGCTAGTAAGAATGTAGTACGGAGAAACGGAAAACTATATGACAAATATAACCATACTTATGAGATCACAGCAGGTGCTGGTGATGATATTAAGTTAGATATAACCTGGTTATTTGATTGGGTTGATCTACCTGTACCTATTCAAGATTACATCGTATCTAGAGCTGCCGTGCTAGTCTCTAGTCGTATTGTAGGTGATGGTGGGCAGTATAAGATGCTCCAACAGAAAGAAATATACTGTAGATCCACAGCGCTGGAGTATGAAACTCAACAAGGCGACTACACTTTCTTTGGACATCCTAAAGGACAGAACTTTTATAATAGCTACCAACCTTATCACGCACTATATCGCTAATGGCAGCAGTAACTCAAACAATACCTACCTATCTAGGTGGGGTATCTAAACAAACAGATCATAAAAAAATACCTGGTCAAGTACGGGATTGTCTTAATGCTTATCCTGATCCAACCTTTGGATTAAGAAAGAGGCCGGGTTTTAAATTCATCAAAGGACTTCATTCTTCATCTAACCCTAGTTCACCTGACTTTGCTAACGCTAAATGGTTCTTCATCAAACGGAATAATGAAGAAACATATGTAGGCTGTATTCTAGATAAAGATGTAGAAGCGACTAACCCAATTAAAATATGGAATGTTAGTGATGGTACAGCTTGTACCGTTACATATACAACTAACCCTAATGATACAAAAAACTACTTAGACACTACCCGTGATAACTATGATATCTTAACCGTACAAGACACATCAATTATCACTAACAAAACCAAAACAATCACAGCTAAAACTGCCCCTACTTATGTCTCTAATAAAGCTACAGTAAGGGTATTACATGCTAAATATAGTACTAGATATACTATATCACTCAAGATAGGCAGTACAACTTATACTGATGTTGGTTTCTATCAGAGTATAAACAATGAAGATATGCAGCAGGATGGTTATGGAGAGATAACTAATACTGTTAAAGAAATTTTAACAGAATTAAAATCTGAACTGGATGCATACTCCTTTCCAGGTACTTTAACAACTACTCAACTTGATTCATCTTTAGAGTTATCCTACGTGAATAGCAGTGGAGCTGCTGAAACATTTGAGATAACTGCAACAGATAACCAAGGTAATAGTAATATACTTGCATTCGGAGAACAGGTGCTTAGTGTAGCAGACCTTCCAAATGAATCAGTAAATGGTAGGATATGTAAAATAATTAATTCATCAGCAGATATAAAAGAAGACACTTACTGGACTAAATTTTCTATCATTGATACCCTTTCAAATAGGGGTGAGTGGCAGGAAACTATTGATCCTACTGTTTCATTAGGTATGAATGCTGAGACCTTACCACATGAACTAAGGAATACTGCTACTAATACATTTAACTTACAAGAAACAGACTGGACTAATAGATTAGTAGGAGATACTACTACCAATTCTGATCCAAGTTTTGTTGGTAAAAAAATACAGCAAACATTTTTCCATAATAATAGACTAGGTATTCTGACTGAAGATAATGTAGTCATGAGTCAGTCAGCTGACTTCTATAATTTTTATTATACTTCAGCACTTACTATAACGGATGCCGATCCTATTGATATCAACTGTTCTAGTATCAGACCTGCTGTGTTACATGGTATTGTACCTACTGCACAGGGTTTAATTTTATTCAGTAAGAATCAACAATTCATTTTATTCTCAGATGATAAAGTTCTAACACCCGCTACAGCAAGTATTAGAAGCATCTCTAATTATGAAATGGATTCTACTATTGATCCTGTTGATATTGGTACTTACATTAACTTTGTAAGTAAGACACCTAGTTATACACGTATCTTTGGGATGCAAACTAAAGGTTATGAGGAAAGCCCTACTATTCAGGATATAGGTAATATTGTATCTGAATGGGTGCCTGATACTGTAACTGCTTTAATTGCTAATCCTCAGAATTCACTTATTGCTTTGTATGGTTCGTTGGATGATACATTATATCTCTATAAAAATCATATAGTAGGTGATCGAATACAGATGGAAGCATGGTTTAACTGGGATCTACCAGGTAATATACAACACATCACCATCGACTCGGACATTATGTGGTCTATTTTAGAGTATAATGGAAAGTATACACTTGCGAGTGCTAGTCTAACTCAAACACCAGAAGAAACCATTATTATTAATAGTAATGGTCAACAGGTGAATCCACATATGGATTTATATGGAGCTGTGAGTTCTATGGTGCTAGCTGGTTCTATAACAGGTGTTGATACTATTAGCGCAGCCGATGCATCAAGACCAGTAGGTGCATATCTCATTGATACTGATGATTATACAGTAGATAAAGCTGGCACTGATGCGAAGTTTACTATCAATATAACTGCAAACGGCAGTGCTCTTGTTACTGTTACTGATGTTGGTCGTGGTTTTGAAGTTAATGAGACAATAACTATTGCTGATTCTAAACTTGGTAGTGGTGGTGGAGCTGCACTTACATTTGATGTAGCTACAATCAGCACTGGTTTTACTAAGTGTTACCTACCTGCTAGTTATAAAGATAATGAAGACTTAACACCAGTACTAGTTATTGCTGGTAATGGTACTACTAACTTTGCAGGTGTAACTGAATCTGGATTTACTGTTACACCAGACAGGCCTACCGGACAAACACACACAACTACTGCACCTTATTTTGAAGTACCAGGTAAGGATTTAACCAGCTTATCTGCTGGAGATATCATCATTGGTTATAAATATAACTATAATATAGAACTACCTAAAACATATTTTAATTTAAGTGGTGATAAGAACCAATATGATTATACTGCAGCACTGACTGTTGCACGTATGAAATTTGCTCTTGGTCTATCTAGTGTTGCTAGTTTTAAAATAAAGAGTAAAGGGTATAGAGGGGCTAGTTATACAGATACAGGAGATGGCTCTACAAAGGCCTTCAGCGTGCCCTTTCTACTTAAAGAGGAGAATGGTATTAAGGTAACTTTAGATGGTGCTAGACAGGCTTCTACAGTCTATACAGTAACGTCTAATGATACACAGAGTACTGTTACTTTTGATACTGCTCCTACGGGAGAGACAACAGTAGCTAATAAAACTACTCCTGCACAAGCTATAGAGATAACCACAGATACTTGGTATGATGTACAGTCATCTTCAGACGCAGGTCAGTACCTATTAGACGATGTACCACTAGTAGAAGAGAATATATTTACTATACCTATACATCAACGATCAGATAATTTCAACGTAAGAGTATTTAGTAACTCTCCATTCCCTGTTTCTCTTACATCAATGATGTGGGAAGGACAGTATTCACCACGATTCTATAGACGAACTTAATTAAATGACCACCCAATTACTACTAGTTAAAACAGAAAACGTTCAGGATGTATGGTCTAAAGCTAGACCTTTAATAGAGAAGGCTTTAGCTTATGACTACTTAGGTAGTATGACATCTACGGATGCCCTTAAGTTAATACTTACTGAACGTCAGCAACTATGGATAGGGTTTGATACAGATATATTCCTAGCTATACTTACAGAAATAGTACATTACCCAAAGAATAAAGTTCTACGGATTATAGCTTTCTCTACTGAAACCGGGCATGATATGAATGTTTGGTATCATCATCTAAATGTTTTAGAAGAGTTTGCTTTAGCTTGTGAATGTACTGCTTTAGAAGCTTGGGCTAGGAAAGGTCTAGCTAAAAAACTTAAATGGGAACATGAGTACGCAGTAATATCAAAACCTATTAAACCAAAACAACAACGTAAACGTAGGAGAAGAACTAAATCCAATGGATAGTTTCGACATGATGGGTCAATTTGACTCAATGCTACCACCAGGAGATATATTTAGAAAGACCTTTGACACTGCCTTGATGGGACTAGAGTCTAAAGGTGGTGGAGGTGGCGCCGAGGATTACACCAGTGAAGCGCATGATTATAATAAAGATATGTGGGAATTTAATCATGACCAAGCAGTAGAGAGTTGGAATGAATCTCTAAAGATTAATGAGGTAAATAGACAAAATGCTTATGAGGCTTCCCAAAATAAATTAAAGATAGATAGAGAACAGTATGATTTCAACCACGAGCAAAAAAGAATTAAAGAAGAGTATGAAAAGGCTATATACAATCGTGCTCAAGAGTTAAAAGAGTCACAACTAACTTTAAATCAAATTGGTTTTGATGATGCTATCACTGGTAATGATAATCAATTCAATGAGCGGAATCAAGCTGCAACGTTTCAACTTACTAAAGCTCTAATATCAAAGAAAGAGAAAACCGCGGCTGAGATGGAGCGGCTCGACGTACACAGCCTTGCATATGATACTGGTGAGCACGTTTCACGAACTAAAGAGCTAAAAGCAGCATTGGAATATGATACTGGTGAACACGTTTCACAAACTAAAGAACTAAAAGCAGCATTGGAACTTCGTGCTACAGAAGCTACAGCAAGAGAAAAGAAAGAGTTATTTACTTTAAAACAACATAAATCAAAAGCAGCGCAAGCTATAAAAAGTCAAGAAGATTTTGTCAAAGATTTGAAAAGTATCGGGACAGTAAAAGCTAGAGGCCAGGCTGGGCCAGTTACTGATAAATATGTATATGAAGTGATGGCTACCAAAGGACGTAGAGACCGTGCTTTATATGATATGGCTACTAGATCATCAGATGAGTATAATGCTCAAATGTATGGAGTAGATAACGCAGTCAAGGCTGCAAGTGAAAAACTAGCACTTATAACACAAGAAGAATGGGTAAACCGATTGCTCTTAAGTGACAAACTAGCACTTATAACACAAGAAGAAGACATAAACCGATCGCTCTTAGACAAAAAGCTCTTCATATCAGAGACGTATTCCGAACTCAAGCAGAAAGCTATTCTGGACGTCTATGAGCTGGCTGAAGATGAAGTGGCTGCATCTAAAGTAAGTGCTGAAAACGCATGGCGACTTTCTGAATCAGAGATTTATCATAAAAAATCAGGAGCAGATTTATCAGCATGGGCAAAAGGTGGTATACCTATACCTAAAGGACCTGCAATCCCTGAACCATGGGCGATGCCACTCGCTACAATTATTGACCCGCCTTACCCAAATAAACCACCTAAACCAGTAAAAGGAGTAGGCATGGCACCAGGTAGAAGTAATCAAGGTATGAGTACAGGATCAGCTGTAAGTGCTGGACTTGCTGTAGCAAGCGTTATACCTGGACCACATCAACCATTCACACTGGCAGGATCCTTTATCGCTGGTATGTTTGATTGGTGATACTAGAAACTGCTAAGGCAGTTAATAGTTTATATAAAATTAACACTTCTAAGGAAGAATAAAACAACTATGGCTTTTCAAAGTTATGCAGTAGCAAGAGGGTTTCAGACTATTTCTGTACCCTCAGAACAAATACTCAGCAATCTCCTTCAACAACAAAAAAGCATACTTGCATCTAATGCAGCGGCTTTTAATTTAAAAGATAAATGGGCTAGAGAAGCCCTTGCTTGGAAGCAGAGGAATGATAGCGAGCAAATTACAAACCTACGGGTAAATGAAAAATTCCGCCAAGATAATCAAGCAGCAATAAGAGCTGCAATGATCAAGAATCAAAATATAGCACTTAAAAATATTGAAATAAGTCAAGGAGGTAGCAGCCTTGGTGCCCCAACTGAACTCAATGATTTACTCAGCTCTGTTGCTACTACTGCAACAGAAATTGCCAAAATAAAAGAGCGGCAAAATAAAGAACAATACCAAGAAGGTATTAACCTTATAAATACTGTACGTGCTACGTCTGGCCAGATTGCAGAGTTACGGGCACTTGAAGGTGAGTTATGGGATGAGCATAAAAACTATGTAAGTGCAGCACAAATACTAATTAATCAAGGTGCAACAGAAAAGCAACTACTAGAGATTACTAATGCGAATGGCTGGCGTCACTTTGGTATGATAAAATCTGGCCTTGGTAATAGCGCACCACTTTTTTACCAAAACATAATCGAGAATTCAGATACTCCATATGTTGTAAATAATCGTGAATTAACTCTTAATCAAGCTAAAGATTCTGGACATTTATCAGCAGTTAATGCTATCTTGTCTCAAATGCAAGGTAGGTATGGGGCAGATGTTTTTGGAGAATTAGGTATTGCTACTCCTAACCCTGTTTTAGCATCAGAATTTTTTGAAGAACTAGATAAAATTTCAGATGCTGAATATAGTAAAGCAGAAAAGATTGCTGAAAAACAGGCAGGAGATATTAACATTGATAATAATAGAATTGAAACGAGCAATGCTCTAAGGAAAGGTGGTTTATCTGCATGGTTTAATGATGTAATTAACGCTCATGAAGACCCTTCTAATAAGTATTGGCGTAGACAAGCTATTGCTAATAAATTCCCTTATGTCATAGAATATCTTTCTTTAAGCCAAACTCCAATATCTGAAGCAGAAGAAATGCTTACTGCAACTAGAGAGGATGGTACGCCATTGTTAGGTGATCTAAATAAAATGAGAATTCAAGAAGTTATAGATGAGAAAAAAAAAGAACAAGATGAATCAAGAAATCAGGCGTATAATCAGCGGAAGTTTTCTATTGACGAAGCTAAACTTCAAATTTCAGAACATATGAAAGCTCAGGATCTAAACCCTGAAGCTATACAAGAAGTGTATGATGCTTTCCAACATGTACCTGAAATAAGAAAGTGGTTACAGACTATGGTTACTGATGAAGTGATGCCTGATGTAAACAATCAAAACAAAGCTGAATTAGAGTTAGCTGCTAGTCAGGGGCTTTTAACTACAGAGATGGTTCTCCAAGCTAAAATAAATAGAGTTGATAAATTAAAATTGTTAGGCGATAAACGTATTGACAATCCATATCCTAATCAAAGTAAAACCTTTCAATCTGATATAGAAGCTGATATTAAAAGGAAAATGGGTATTGACTCTTGGGAACAAGTAGGAAATAAAGAACCTAGTCTACGAGCTGCAGTTGCAGATATACATACAAAAACTATGAGACGTTTCACTGATATAATGCGTACTGGAACAGCGTCTGCATCACAGGCTTATAACGATTCTCTTAGTTATGGTAAGTCTCTTATAGCTAATCTACAAGTAACACCATTTAATCTAAATGATCCTAATAGTGGATTCATCGAAGGATATACTGTAGATCCTAACGGTAAACCTCTTTCTACTCAATCAGTAATTGAACGTAGGAAAAGATACAAAGAAACAGCAGGGGACTTTATCAATACAGATGCCCTAGACACTAAGCAAGACTATGAATATTTACGACAGAAATTATTATCCGGTAGTATTCTTACAGATTCTATTATTAATAGTAAATTTCCCTGGGTCCGTGATGTAGCCACACTATATGGCGGACGGAAAACAGTAAGAGATATATTGGAAGCTAATGCAAAGGTGCTGGGTGTGAATCTTGATTTTTCAGATATCACTCAACCAGAACCATCAAACTTATCTTCTGAAGGATTAAAACAGTACCAAACAATTGCTGATGGTTTAAATCAGGAGTTAACTACTAATGCTCAGATACTCTTAGGTAATGGAGAAGAGAATGGGTATACAAAGGGTGCTTATTTCTATAGTGTTGGTAATCGTGGAGATTCTACAGGACCACATGCTCATGTCGAATACAAAAGTGGTAAGCGTATATCAGCAGCTGAAGTTAGTAAATATATCATAGCAACCCTACCAGATGGCACAGTAATGCCCGCAGGTAACGCACCAGTTAGCAGTGAATATGGTATGAGGTTGCATCCAATACACCAAGAAATGTTGAAACATTTTGGTGTAGACCTTGTACTCCCTGCTGATACGAAATTACGTGTAGCTGGGGGAGCAGTTTATCTAGGATCTATTCCATCAGATCAAGGTGATATTGGTAGAATTCTATTACCAGATGGAAGAATCATGCGAGTCCTACATGGAACAGGAGTACAATTATGACGGATTCATATTTTGATCCAGACGTAATGCAGGGATTAGAAAGTAACCAACAAGCATACGAAGCACAGCAACAACTTGAAGCAGAACAAAAGAAGAAAGAAGAAGAGGAAGCGGCAGCCGCAGAAGTAGTGGAACAACAGCAGCCTGAGATGAATTGGTGGCAGCAAATGCGAGCCGATAACAAAAAACGTGCTCAAGCAGCACAGCGGGAATGGGATGAGAAACGTAACAAACCTTACGATGTACAGGAAGATCCTGGTTATCACATTCTTACTGGTGTGGGTGATACTGCTGTAGGATTACTTAACTTTGCATTTCAAGGTAATCTAGGGACAGGTGATCTGCAAGATCAGTGGCATAAAACTTTTCCTACAGGACAGAATCCTTTAGGTGATATGACACGTAAAATTTCTGGATTAGTCATCCCTTCTTTGTTTGGAGGTATGGGTGTAGGTGCTGTAGGTAAAACACCAGCACTCTCTAACCTACCAGTTGTTCAGAAATTTCTATTAGGAGCTTCAGCTAGATTAGGTACAGATACTGTTATCCTTGCTAGTTCTACTTCCGCTACTGATGATAATATGGCCAAAGTATTTGGTGATACGTTTGGATACTATGCACCATGGGCTACTAAAGAAAGTGATAGTCCTGATGTAAGATTCAAACTAAACTTGTTTGAGAATGCAGGGCTATTAGGAGGAGTTGAAATAGTTGGTGGTATTTATAAATTCAGATCAGCCATTAAAAATGCTGCATTCGGTTCTGATGGATTACTACCTTTTACTCAAATACCTGACACACTGCCTGCTCAAACAGCTATAAGATGGGATAGTTCTACTGTTGTTATACCACAGACAGATGAAGCTGTAGACATAGTAAAAAATGCTAGTGATGATCTAGTAGAACAAATTAAACACCCTGAAATTAAAGCTATTGATGAGGAAATAGCACAGTTTGATTTAGACCTACTAACTGAAGCTGAGGAAGCCCGTCTTGTAGAGTTAACTGAACTACGTAGTAGAATACAGGTTGATATAAATGATATGGATCCTGTTACTAGTGCTGCAATGAGGGCTAGAAATACACGCAATGCTACTTTAAAAGATGAAGCATTAGAAGTGCTAGCAGAGAACCCTACAGATTTTAACCCTATAGTACATGACCCAGCAATGGCACAGCAACGTGCTGTGACTAATACTGAAGGTGATGTGTTAGGTGCTGTATTAGACCATGATAGGATTCTTAATCAGATTAATGTAGACAATGGACGTGCTAGAGCAGCTCTACCTACTAAAGGTATGAGGAAGTTAATGAAGGCACCTAATGGGACTGCACGTGGTGATGAGTTAAGGCAGTACAGTAGTAGAATTCCTCAGCAGATAGAAGCTATTTATGAAAATAAGTGGACACGTTCTGCTGAAGATTTAAAGGCTACTGTTGATAAACTTGTTGGGGACATGTATCATATGAACCCAGATGAGATGGCCAACACTCTCAACTTAATGAAGACAAATATTCAAAAAGGTTATGATGCTAAATTCTTAGATGATGAATCATTTGTTGCATTATCACAGGCTTTTAGACGTGTATTTGATGAGATGTATGATCCAAAAGCAATGAGGGTATCTGCATTAGCATCCCAACAAGCTGCAGATGCTGTTAAAGATGCTGCTCATGTTGATGTTGTTTTAGATGGACTTATTGATACCAGAAGGTTAACGGATAATGCCTTAACTAATATGGAATTAGTCAATCAAGAGGTACGTGCTTATAGATGGCTTTGGGGTCACCAAGGTAAGATGATGCAAATGGCTACAGATACTAACCCTAGAGTAGCACAGAAACTGCAAGAAATGGTTGCGGACTTTGACACAGAATTAATTAACGCTAAAGAGAGTGGTAGGAAAGTAATACAAACTTTAAAGGAGATTAATGAAAAAGATCCTAACTACCTAAAAGCTTTTAAATTAGCTTATGATAGAACTGATGGTAATGTAGATGAATTATATAAACTACATAGATGGGCTGAAAATAACATCGGTCTTATTAAGAAAGGGTTCATCGATTGGGAACCAGAAATACCTAGCCTTGTAATGCAAGGAGTACATGGAATTAGATATAATGGTTTACTTAATGGACGTGCGGCTTCTAGAGCTACAATAGGTAACTCACTACTACTTATCGGTAAACCTATTTCAGCTTTTGCTGGTGCAGGTGTAAGAGGTAGGTTCGGGGACTTTAGACGTGCTATCGCTACTTATGGTGGTTGGATGGAAAACCTCCAAAGAGCTACTAAACATATGGCATCTGAATGGAACTATGTAAGACAGAACCCTGAACTTGCTATGCGACGTGGCCGTGCTGATATTAAGTTTGCTCAAAGTGAAAGTTTTGAAGCTATGGAAGCTATGGCTGAAGGCTGGAGAAAAGAAGGTAAACATGGTAAGGTAGCAATGCTACAAAGCGCTAAACTAATGAGCTGGTATAATAACAATCAATGGTTTCGATGGGGTGTAAATTCACTATATTCTATCGATGGTTTTACAAACTCAATGGTAGCATCTGGTACGGCAAGAGCTAAGGCTTATACGGAACTAATGGATCAAACTAGTGGGCAGTGGAGCGAAGGGATGTTCCTTGCTAGATCAGACCAGCTTTATAGAAATGCCTTCGATGAAACTGGTTTACTAACAGATGAAGTAGCAAAACTAGCCTCACAGGAAATTGCTTTAAACTTAGATAACAAAATTGTAAGGCAATTGGATATCATGATTGAACATGTACCAGCCCTTAAACCACTATTTATGTTCAACAGGACAGGTATCAATAGTGTAAATATAGCATGGACATATAATCCTATGAGCGCTCTTGGTATATCAATTGGTAAAGCACGTAGTGTATTTAAAGCAATTACAAGATCTGAGAAGGTCGCTGCTATGGCAGAACATGGCTTTAAAACTTCAGATTACAGCGACATTGCTTTTGAAACTCTTAAGAATGAATATCGTGGTCGGCAGGTGATGGGCGGTGCTGTTACTATGGCTGCTGGATTATGGGCTGCACAGGGTAATCTTACAGGTCCAGGACCTAGAGACGCCAGCGAACGTAAAGATATGGAAAAACTTGGAGTTAAGTGGTTTTCTATCAGGAATCCATTTACAGGTAAATGGCATAGTTATAGAGGATTAGAGCCTTATGATAAAATTCTATCTACAGTAAGTCAAATCTTTTATGAATCAAATCGTGTAGACTCTACTATTGCTGAAGATTGGTATTTAAAACTTGCTTGGGGATTATCGGCCAATGTAACTAACTCAACCTTCTTAAGTGGAATGCAACCCCTTGTAGCACTCTTAGGTAATGATGAATCAGCTTGGACTAGATTCATTGCAGAAGGACATATTAATCCTACAGTACCCTTTGCTCATGCAGGTTTAAGGAGTATGTTAAATGAAGCTATTGCTCCACAAATTAAAGATGTAGACAATGATATAGGTAGCTATCTATTGAATAGGAATAAGTTCTTATTCAGTGATAACCATAATTTAAAAGATCAGATTGATGTATATACAGGGGAACGTATCAATTATGCTGATCCAATGACCTCTGCTATTAATAGTATCATGCCTATATTCAAACAGAATGGAGGTATGGAACCTTGGAGACAGTGGTTGATTGGTACTGGATGGGATGGCTTACATGCTATGAGATCTAATCCAGATATACCTGGCCACAAACTAGAACCAGAAGAACGTTACTTTATCAATACATGGGTAGCACAGAATGCAGGTTTAAAAGAACAAATTCAAGCATTAATGCTTTGGGACCAGAAAAACGAGAAAGGTTCCCTAGCAGATTATAGAAAATATAATAGAGATGCTGGGCAAGAAAAGTTTCCAATCAGTCAATCTAGAGTACATAAAGAGTTAACTAAAATGCACAATGAAGCATTTAGATTAGCATGGAGTCAACTAAGAATTGAAAGAAAGTCTACAAGACCACTAGGTTTACTAGAGGAGTATAAACGTGAGTTAATGAATGCTGGACGTTACGAGGAAGCTAAAGACGTACAACCGCAGATTGAAGACTTATTGAGATTACAAAAACCATTAAATTAATAAATCATGGCAAAAACTGAAAACATACATACGGGTAGTACTTCCACCGGCCCGTATTCATTTACATTCCCATATATTAAAGAAGCCGACGTTAAAGTTAGTAAAAACGACGTTGTGCTTGAACTAACAACAGACTATACACAAGCCACAACTTCAATTACATTAGACACAGCACCACTGGCTACTGATAAGATTAGGATCTATAGGGTAACAGATGATACAGGATTACCTGCAACCTTCTACCCAGGCTCAGCTATACGTTCAGCCGACTTAAACGATAACTTCACACAGAACCTATACTCTACCCAGGAGGTAGTATCTAGGTATATGGATGCTGGTGGAGGAACTTTTACAGGTGATGTAACGTTAGCAGAAGATGTAGATATCATATTTGAAGGTGCTACAGATGACGCTTATGAGACTAAGCTAGAAGTAGCAGATCCTACAGCAGATAGAGTAGTTACTATCCCTGATTTTACAGGGACATTAATCACTACAGGTGATACGGGTACAGTTACGTCTACTATGATATTAGACGGAGGAATTGCTTCAGTAGATATTGCCAATCTAGCCATTACTACTGAGAAACTAAACGCTGATGCAGTTAATGCTACAAAGATTGCAGACAATGCTATTGATTCAGAGCACTATGTAGATGGTTCTATTGATAGAGTACATCTAGCAGCAGACATCGTAGATGGAACTAAGATTGCAGATGACTCTATTAACTCTGAACATTATGTTGCAGGATCTATTGATAACGAGCATCTAGCAGATGATGCAGTAAACAGTGATGAGTTAGCAGCAGGAGCTGTTGATTTAGCACACATGTCCGTTAACTCAGTAGATAGTAATCAGTATGTAGACGGGTCTATTGATGCTGTACATCTTGCATCTGATTCAGTAACAACAGCAAAGATTACTAATTTAAACGTTACTACTGGTAAACTAGCAGCTGATGCAGTTACCGCTGCAAAGATAGCAGATGATAGTATCAATTCAGAACACTATGTAGACGGATCTATTGACACAGCTCACATAGCAGATTCTCAAGTTACAACAGCTAAGATAGCAGATAACGCAGTTACCATTGCTAAAGTCGGCTGTGAACAGACAACAATAACTGACAGTGATTCACACGTTCCTACTTCTGGAGCTGTTATAGATTATGTTGTCGCTCAAATTGCACCTTTAGGCGGTCTAGAAGTTATAACAACAGAGATTCTATTCCCTAATACTCAACCATCTGCTGGTGTAGTTATATCTATATCTGATGCAGGTGGCGTAGTATTCAACGGATCTGGATCCAGTACTACAGGTAGAACTGAAGGCGGTTCCACTGTAACTATTAATGGAGCACCGTCTAGTCTCTATAGTGAGACTCTTGTAGCCGGTGTTGGTTTAATGGTTAGCTCTACTGGGACAGGACAAGTTTATAATTACCATAAAATACTAGGTAAGGAAGATGATATAAAGCAGCTATCAGATGATATCAATGACTTTAATGCTCGATATCGTGTAGCATCTTCAGCACCAAGTTCTGCTAATGATTCTGGTGATTTATATTTTAACACTACTACCCCTGCACTACATGTATATACTGGATCTGCTTGGATCCCAGGAGTTTCAACGACACCAAATGATGATACAGTAACAGGTGCTAAGATTGTAGATAACGCTATTGATTCAGAGCATTATACAGACGGATCTATCGATACAGTACATATTGCAAATGATGCTGTTGAAACAGCTAAGATTGCAGACTTAAACGTTACAACTGCTAAACTGGCTGCTGATGTAGTCACTAGTGCAAAACTAGCAGACAATGCTGTTGACTCAGAACACTATGTAGACGGGTCTATTGATCTAGTCCACATGTCTGCTGATTCTGTAGACAGTGATCAATATGTAGACGGGTCTATTGATCTAGTCCACATGTCTGCTGATTCTGTAGACAGTAACCAGTATGTAGACGGGTCTATTGATCTAGTCCACATGTCTGCTGATTCTGTAGACAGTAACCAGTATGTAGACGGGTCTATTGATCTAGTCCACATGTCTGCTGATTCTGTAGACAGTGATCAATATGTAGACGGGTCTATTGATCTAGTCCACATGTCTGCTGATTCTGTAGACAGTGATCAATATGTAGACGGGTCTATTGATCTAGTCCACATGTCTGCTGATTCTGTAGACAGTGATCAATATGTAGACGGGTCTATTGATACAGTCCATATTGCAGATGATGCAGTAGACGCAACTAAGTTAGCTAACTCTATTAACACAGAGATTGCTGCTAATACAGCAAAGATAACTAACGCTACCCACACTGGTGATGTAACAGGTAGTGGAGCACTTACTATTGCAGCTAATTCAGTAGATGGAAGTAAGCTGACTGATAACATTGATATTGCAGGTACACTTGATGTAACAAGTGCTGCGACGTTTGATAGTACAGGTACGTTCGCTGGTGATATGCTTATTGGAGGCACCTCTGCTTTTGCTAATAATGCTGTCACCATAAGTAGTAGTGGATATATACTCTGCAACAGGTCATCTGGAGCAGGCTTACTAATTCAACAGGATGGAGACGGTACTTCTGGTGATAATAAGATCTCATTAGGTGTTGACGGAGCCGCCTCATTCGCTGGAGACTTACGTGTAGGATCTACATCCGCTTTTGCTGGAGCACCTCTAGAAGTAGAAGTGACTGGATCAACTGCTGGTGCTGTAGGAATAACACTAATCAATGCTATTGATTCTGATGCAAGTGCCACTTGTGTTATTAGATCTTATCAAGAGAACAGAGCCGGAGGCGACATTGTATTTGGCAGAGAAAATGCTAGTGATTGGAGTGCTTCTGCTGCCTCAGCAGATGGATTTATTTCATTTAACCCTACACTAAATGGCGTTGCAACCGAGGCGATGCGAATCGACAGCGATGGAAAAGTGGGGATTAACGAGACTAATCCTACAAATCTTTTACATATTGCCGCGACTGGATCTGCTGAAGGTATCTTAATAAAGAGCACTGGAGATACATACAATGACCTTGATTTTGATTCAAATCGTTCTACTGCTGAGTCAGGACTTGGCATCATAAGGGGATATTGGAATGGCACAAGAGTTGCTCAGATTGCTTTGGCTAGTGGTAGTGATACTACAAATAAAGACGATGGAATCATCCAATTCTCTACATCATCGGCGAATAATATCACCGAGGTCATGAGAATCGACGGCTCGGGAAATGTTGGGATTGGAACTACGTCGCCTTCAACAGTGATGCACTTGAAAGATTCTACAGATACTTATTTAACATTGCAGGCAGGATCAACTGATGGTAATGATGCCATCTTATTTAAGAACAGCGCTGGAACACAAAAAGGCGCAATCTTGTTTGATACAGATGACGATTATATGATCTTTAGCACAGACAACACCGAGCGGATGAAAATCACGAGTGATGGTGCAACAAAAATGACCACCACTGACGATTATTACTCTGGAGCTAACACTACCATCCACGAGATGCGCGTAAATAATAGTAATAACTGGATTGGTTTTTTTACTAATCATACTGGAAGCAGCCCTTATGGAATAACTATTAGATACCCCAATGACAGCCCCAATGGTACTGGAAGCGAGGCTATTCATTTTGAGGATTCAACGACAAGCCGTTTTACGGTTCGATCTAATGGTGGTATTGCTAACTATTCATCAAATGATACCAACCTTTGTGACGAACGTGAAAAGAAAAATATTGAACCGCTTGATAGTACTTGGGATTGTTTAAAGAATTGGGAGCTTAAAAAGTTTCACTACAATGAAGCGGACGATACCGAGGATAAAAAGTACGGTGTTATCGCTCAGCAAGTTGCTTCGCATTGTCCAGAAGTAATTACTGACTGGATCAAACAAAAAGCTGAAGATGCTGTCCTTGATGATGACGGCAACGTCGTAACACCTGCTAGAGAAGAAGTATTGCGTAAAGGTGTTAAAGAGCAACAGATGATGTGGATGGCAATTAAAGCACTACAAGAAGCAATCACTAAGATCGAAACCCTAGAAACAAAAGTAGCAGCTCTAGAAGCAGCTTAAACCCAAAACCCTAACTAAATAAATCAAACAAATGGCAACAACATTCACATATAAGATCGCTAACCTAGACCGTGAAACAAAAGACGGTTATGTAAATACTGCTCACTACACTATTAATGCAGGAGACGGCACCTATACGGCTGGTGCTTATGGTTCACTAGGTTTAGAACGTCCAGATACCCTTGTACCTTTTGCTGATCTAACTGAAGATACAGTTGTAGGTTGGGTTAAAGATCAACTAGGAGCTGATAAAGTAGCTAACATTGAAGCACAATTACAGGCACAATTAGACGAACAAACAGCACCAACTAAAGCATCAGGTGTACCCTGGTAAATGGATGATCCGCCGATCTTTCCATCTATCAATATACCTAATCAAGTTATACCTGAACCGCCTAATCTACCCCGTGCGATATTAGAACTACCACGGGGTAAAGCACCTTCTTACATACCAATGCTTTCACCACCTGAGGACTTAAAACCTCCGGTTGGTGTAGCAAAGGAAGGAGAGGAAGATGCAAAGGAAAAGCCACCTCCACCACCTGAAGTACGGAAGATCACTATCCCTTGGATAAACCATGATCTACCTGTACCAAAGGAAGAAATAGTAGTAGCTGCAGGTATGACTGCTGTAGTTTCTGTAGTAGCCACCCTGACAGCTACTTCTTTATTCAATCAAGTAGTAAAGCTACTTAAACCTGTATT